CGCATGGGCCGATTTTAACCTCTCGCTTCGTGTCCGTCATCTCGGGGGCACGTCATAACATCGTACCTTGGCCCGTCTCCACCTGGCCAGGAAATGTCACGGTCACGCCATGGACCATATTGATCAACTCGCTTGTATCTCGCCCATTTCTTTGCGGGGTGGCTCTTTGGCAGGTCGGAGTACCATTGGCTCAAATCCGTTTCAATAGCACGGTAGTTTTCACCATGAATTCCCTTGAGTCGCAGGAATTCCTCCCAAATCTCCCTTGCTCCCGGCTTTTCCTCACGCCAAATCTCACCTCGCTCCCTGAGAAACGTAATGTTCCGCGCATAGACAAGCATGTACTCATGCCCGACTGAAAAGAACTTTGCATCATTCTTTCGGCCCTTTTCCCAGACGAGCTGCGCTACAAAGTTCTGTTCCCCAAAAACTTGGTCACAGACCTTTCTTAACGACGCCTGCTCAGCGTCATCAATACTGATAAAGATGAGGCCCTCGTCGCTCAGGAGGCGCTTAGCAACAGATAGCCGTGGATAAATCATGGAGAGCCAGTCCGAATGGAAGCGTCCCCGGCTTTCCGGATTGCTGACAAGCCTTCCTCCCTCTTCAGTTCGTTCGCCGGTGGCTATTTCAAATTCGCTTTTGGACGTGGTGAAGTTGTCCTTGTAAATGAAATCCTTGCCAGTGTTGTACGGCGGGTCGATATAGATCATTTTGACCTGGCCGAGGTAGGTTTCCTGGAGCAACTTCAAGGCTTCCAGGTTGTCACCCTCGATAAACAGGTTCTTCGTGGTATCAAAATCCACACTATCTTCCCGGCAGGGACGCAGGGTCTTGGCGATGGGCGCATTGGCGGTGAGCAACGCCTCGCGCTTTCCCGGCCAGTTGAGATGGTAACGCTCCTGCGGACCTTCCACGATGGATTCGGATAACTCCTGCCGCAGCTGATCGAAATCGACCGCCAGCTTCAGCTTGCCGTCTTCGCCTTGGGCCTCGGTCACGCAGCCGGGAAACAGCTCGCGAATGCGGGCGATATTTTCTTGGGTCAGGTTCGGGGAGTGCATTTTCATCTTTTCCATATCAATTTACGCTCTTCGGTTCGGGCAGTTTCCCGGATTGTTTTTCGAGCTTCTTTTCCTCGGATTTCACCCGGCGTTCCAGTTTCCTGATATCCTCTTCCGGCGGAAGCTTCTCGGGCTTGATGCCTCGCTGGCCGAGCATGTCGCGCACACTCACGTTGTTCTGTACATGCTCGCGGGTTATCGCATGTTCGCCCCGCAAGTCCTCCTGGTGGACATTGTGGTTGGTCATCTCGGTGGCAAGATTTTTCGCGGCTATGGTCAGGGTCGGCAGGAAGTCGGCCAGAGGGCGCGTTTTGGTGATCCCATACCGATCCTTCATGACCTGAGTGGTATGGCCGCCAAAGAGCGCGGCATCCCCTTTGGAACGGATGCGACCGAAACCGGCGTCATCGACACCCCGCTCATAGATGTTCTGGGACAGTGTCTTTTCCGACTCCCGGAGCCGTTCACGCGCATCCAGCCGGGCCTGCAGGCGCATCCGGTCTTCGATTAGTTCCTGCTTGCGAGTCTGGATGGCAAAGTAGCTTTGGGCAAAGGCGATGGGCTCCTTGCGTGGATCGCCGTTCTGGGCAATCAAGTAGCAAGCGTAGCGGGTGAGCATGAAATCATCGATGGCGCGTTCTGCCCCGCTGCCCAGTCTGACCATTTTCGTGACGCCACGAAAATGGTTGTCCGGGTCGTAACCCGTTGTTTCACAAGACTCTATGGCCCGCTTGATGGCGGTCAGGAAGTTCTCCCAACGAGCATAACCAAGCGGCTCCATGAGGTCGCGGGCGAACCAGAACTCCACATTTTCATCGGGAATACGCTGGCTGAGCGCGTCGAAGTGGTTCTTAAGCTGTTGAATCGCATCTGATTTCATCGGGTCAGTCCTTCCAGTTCCTGCTTAAGATCACGCAGCTCGGCGTTAATTGCAACCTTGCGGTTGAATTGTTTTTCTTTGCGGAGCCGGGCCTCGCAACGCTCAAGCTCACGGTGCTTGAGGCGAATGAACTCCATCCGTTCCACTCGCTTCTGCAGGTCTTCGCCCGGCCGTGCCGGGTACGGCATCAGGGGCGTCAGCAATTGGCCGTAGAGCGCTTCGAGGTCGAAAACCATCGGCAGGGGCTTGCGTGGCGTATCGGTGGCTGTCCAATCGCCATCGAAATATTCGCTGATGACCCACTTGCTGGCATCCGCTTCACTCGGCCGCTTAAAGGCGGCGACGGGTTTTACTTTGCCGTCGAACCGAAGCTCAAAAATAATCGGGAAGGGAATGGCCAGGTCAATGCAGCGCAGCACCTCGGATTTGAGTTCGTCCCCTTTGAGCGTGATGCTGAAGATCTGGATTTCAGACACGGCTCGCGAAGTCTTCAGGTTGATTGTCTCCGGGGCAAGCTTGTGCTGCCAGACGATCTGTTCCACCTGCCGGACAAACAACTGCTTGACGGCAGCGCTGGGGCTTCCGTGCTCGTAGATTTTGGTCTTGGGCAGCACGCGTCCGAAGGCGGCGTTCTTTGGATAGTCGAAGAGCACGACTGTCATCCTTCCTCCTGCACTACGAGAAAGGCGACGAGCTCGAAATCGTCAAGTCCTGCGATGGTGTTCACCAGGGCCGTGGTTCTGCCGCCGGAGAACAGGCTATCCAGATCCTTCTCCTCCTTGACGTCGATCATCGAACGAATGGCGGTACTTAGCAGATCGGAGCAGGCCTTCATGTTCCGGCCTTCGTCGGTCTGCTGATTGAAGAGGCGGCAGACCGCCTGAATGGGTTCCGGTTGTCCCTTGCAGCTGGATCGCACCAGGTCGAGCAGTGTTTTGACCTCGGTGTGGTTGGCGATCACCTGGCCGTCGCCAGAGATATAGATCAGGTAGTAGGGATGCAGCCGGTTCTGCTGATTGATATTGACGGCATGGTTGCGGTTGCGCAGGGCGAAAATGACGCCGGGATGCAGTCCCATTGCGGGCCGGGCTGGGACAACCGCGTGCATGCCATTAGGCGCGTTGGCAAGGTCGCCATTGGTTTTGACATAGTTCAGCAGATCCATCCGGAAGTCGTTCAGGCCGAGGTCCGTAATGGACACACCCGTTTTCAGTTCCTCCAGTTCGATCACCGCTTCCTGCAATCGCCGGAGTTGCTCTTTCCTATACGAAATCTCGCTGCTTTTTGCCGTGAGGACGTTGTCGTCGCCGGTGGCCGTCACGTCGGCAATAATCATCCGGTTTTCAACCCGCTCCTTGAGGTTGATGTATTCATCCAGGGAAATATCTGGCCAGTAGTTCACCAGTTGGATAGTCTTGTTGATGGAGCCGATGCGGTCGATCCGACCGAATCGCTGAATGATGCGAACCGGATTCCAGTGGATGTCATAGTTGACCAGGTAATCGCAGTCCTGAAGGTTCTGCCCCTCGGAGATACAGTCGGTGCCAATCAGCAGGTCCAATTCGGCCGGTTCATTTGGCAACACCTGAGCCTTCTCCTTGGCGCGAGGAGAAAAAAGCGTCAGCAGCGACTGTAAATCATAGTTCTTTCTGAGGGTTGATTTCGGTGCATCCTTGCCGGTTACTTTTCCGGTGTGCAGCCTCTGCGTTGCCAGTAAGGTGTCCGCCAGGTTGGCGTAGAGGTAATTCGCCGTATCGGCGAAGGCTGTAAAAACAAGGACTTTTCTATTGCCGTCATTGATAGGGTTTTCAATCTTGCCGAGAATCAGGGCTTTCAGGTGTTGCAGCTTGGCGTCGTCCTCGGGAGTGACTTTTGCCATGGAATCCAGCAAGGCGTTAATGACTTCCAGATCAACCTTCAGGTCGTGTTCCCACGAAGGAAGATCCATGTCGGCGAGGTTGATTTTGACCTTGCCGCCGATTTCGGCATCATCCGGAACTGGGATATCGTCCTCTTCGGCTTCGAGGTTTGCCAGGCTATCGGTCCAGTCAGAGACACTGCCAACATCGCCTGCAACCCTGAATGAATCGATTTTGCTCAGGGTGCGAGCGTGGTTGTCGTGCAGGCTTTTCAGGGTGAGCCGGAATGCCTCAACCGAGCTTTCCAGACGCTTGAGCAGATTGGTCGTCATCAATGCCTGCAGGCTTCGTTCGCGGTCCGCCTGCTTCAGCTTCCCTTTGCCGCCTTCCACCTGCGTGTCGTACAGGTCTTCATATTTTTTAATCCGACTGGGCAGGATGTAGCTGATCGGGGCGTAAACGGCGAGCTTGAGCAGCGAGAGCTGTTCGACGATCTCGTTAAAGCTCATGACATCCGTGCGCCCGGTCAGTGGCGAATGGAATGACAGGGGTTTGCGGCGCTCGGGAAACTGGCCTATGTCACTGGTGTCGTAGAAGGTCTGGATGTGCTTGCGCGACCTGGCGATGGTGACGCTGTCAAGCAGTTCAAAAAAGTCAAAATCAAGGGAGTCCAAAATAGCCCGCGCCGTGCGATCCTCCGGCGCCAGTTTTGACCACTGGTTGAAGACCGTTTGGGCATTGCGGAAGATTTCTTCCACCGATCTGCCCGTGCGCAGCTTCCTGCTGAGGTTTTCAGAGTCGCCTTCGTAAGCCAGCGCGAGTTGGTTGCGCAGATCATTGAAGCGGTTATTGACCGGAGTAGCGGACAGCATCAGAACCTTGGTTTTGACGCCCTGGCGGACGACCTGGTTCATCAGTTTCTGATAGCGGGTTTCCCGGTCCTTGACGGCATCGTTGTTGCGGAAATTATGCGATTCATCGATGACGACCAGATCATAATTACCCCAGTTAACGCGGTTCAGTGGAATGCCGAACGACTCTCCCGAGGCGCGGGAGAGGTCGGTGTGGCACAGAACGTCATAATTGAAGCGATCCCGGGAGAAGATGTTGGTCGTCAGGTTGCTGTTGTAGTTCAGCCAGTTGTCCGCGAGTTTCTTAGGGCACAGAACGAGCACCGAACGGTTGCGCAGTTCGTAATATTTCACAACGGCCAGAGCCGTGAATGTTTTACCAAGCCCCACGCTGTCGGCCAGGATGCAGCCATTGTATGTTTCTAGCTTGTTGATAATGCCTATGGCGGCATCACGCTGAAAGTTGAAAAGCTTGTTCCAGACCAGCGTATCCTGATAGCCCGTGCGGTCGTTGGGCAGGACGTCTTCGTCGATATCATCGAGGAAATCGCTGAAAATATTGTAGAGCATCAGGAAGTATATGCGCTCGGGTGAATTTTCCTGATAGACTGACGCAATATGATCACAGATTGCGGTGGTTACATCTTCAAGTTTTGTCGGGTCATTCCAGATCTGGTCAAAGAGCTGAAGGTATGTCGACGTAAAGGCCGTCTCGTCTACCCGGTTGACGATGTTGGAAACGGCATCACCTTGGCTGTATCCCAGATCCACGGCGGTGAAACCATGCAAAGGCATATATGCCGCTTCCAGCGAAGGCCCCTGAATGCAGGCAAACTGCTGCATCGGGGATTTGGTCTTGTTGGAGCGAAACCTGGCTTTGCGGCGCATCCATTCGGCGCACTCGCGAGCAATAGCACGTTGGGTGAGCTTATTGCGAAGCTGGATTTCAAATTCGGAGCCGTAGAGGCTGCGTTCCCGGTTGGCCTTGGGGATAAAAAACTCTCGGCGTTCTTTTCTGAGTTTGTCGGTGACTTCATTGGGGACGAATGTTGGCGCCGTGAAGATGAATTCCAACGACTCAATCTTTGCGAGCTCGGACTTTAAAGCTTCATAGGCATAGATCGAAAAGCACGATGCCGCGATCTTCAATTTTGCCTTGGGGTGGATGGAAGCCTTCAGGTCGTCGCCCAGCAAAGAATTGATGTTGTCGATGATCTTCATTCGTCCGAGCCCTTTTTATTGCGATCGGCCGCACCGCCAGCCTTGACCCACCCGTCGACCTCGTCCGTTTTACACTTCCAGAGGCGGCCGACTTTGTGAGCGGGCATGCCGCGTCCCGCTATCCAGCGGTAGATGGTGTCGATGCTGACCCCGAGATGTTGGGCAATCTCCTCGGCTGAAAGCCAGCGGTTTTGTTCTGATGCCATGTGCTCTCCGCTTTGGGCCGTCCGGCCTTGAAAGCAGCTGTTCCAGGGGCAGCCCCGGAGAATGAAGAGGAATGTCTGGCACCTTAGATGAGAGTACAGTATCGGTCAAACGATTTGTGTTGCATCTTTGCCACGGCAAGCCGCAGAAGCCGACTTTGCCTGGCAGGCGGGGGCAGGAAGTTAAGCAGGCCAGCGAAAGATTCAGACCTGCTCTGTGCACATAACCACGAGGCGGGATTTGCGTTCATCGGGCAGCACAGCCTCGATGTCGAGGGTGCGGCCCTCGAATACCAGACGGTGGGTGGGGGTGAGGCCGGAGCGATAGCGCATGGTGACGCGGTGGCTGACCGAGTTAACGCATCTGGGCGGCGGCGAAGTATTCCTCGCCCTTGAGGGCTTCGACCCGCGCCCAGACCGTGGCCAGGTCAGCCCAGGCTTCCTCCCAGCCGCCCATGCCATCAGAGACGGCAGTGAAGGATTGGATGATCACCCGGTGGCGATATGGAGCGGCTGGCATTTACACCACTCCGGAAACCCGCCAGGGGTCCAGCAAGCCGTCCAGGAAGTCGCCGGGGAGCGCACTGACGGATCTTCCGGCAAAGCTCTCCCGCTGCTCGCAGAGGCCGGTGACGCGACAGAACATCCAGCTCTTTATGGCGTCCGGTGTGGACGGGTTCCCTGTGACGACGGGCCAGCCGGTGCGAAAGCTGATGGTCACGACGTTGCGCTGGCGGCGGGCGGCCGGCCACGCCGCGCCATCGGCGGGATAGATGCGTCCCAGCAATCCGGAAGTATCAACGACATAGTCCGGGCGGGCACGGTCTGCGTCTCGCCATCCTGGGCCACAAAGGAGACGGCCGCCACGGCCTCAACGGCGGCTTGGGCAATTCGATCGGGTCGTCGCCGCAAGGAAAGCCGTCCAGGGAGAGCTCGTATGCAGCCTCCACGAACTGCCGCCCGGTCAGCTGCTCCCCATGTTGGCGCGCGGCCGCGATGAACGTCGCAAGCAAGCCGTCCTCGAGATCGTGGTCGATCCTGGCGTGGAGCCTGGCTTCCGCGATCGTAACCGGCTCCACGGCGGGCGGAATTATCACCTTCACGGGCATGGCGATCCTTGGCCACGACCCCGCCCAGCCGGGACCACGCGGCTACTTTCTGGTCTTTGCTCTGTCATTGGCCGGTGGCTCGGGGTTGGTCTCGGCCGCTGGTCTGGAATCCAAGACCGTGGCGATTCCCTCTGCCTCCAGAAGGCGGGCCCGCTCATCGGAAACCGAGACGATGTCTCCCCGCAAGCGGGAGCCCCAGCGGGTCAAAAGCCGCACGCGCATGAACGCCTCCCTCAGTCAACGATCAAGGACGCTTCGCCATAGCGCGAGCCGACGGCGATGTACTGGGCGGCGACCAGATTGGCGGCATGGGAGGCCCCCATCTTGACCCGTAGACAGGTGAAGCCGTTTTCCAGGTCCAGATGCTGGACGTCCACATCCAAGGCCACCAGCTTATGCTTGAGGGCGGCGTCGGTGGTGAAACCCACCCCGTCAGCCTGCCTGATCCAGGAGTCGGAGGCGGCCGCGTCGGCCACCAGATAGATGGGCGCGTCCTTGGCCACGGCCTTGGCTGCCGTGCCAGAGACGTCCTGGGCCTGCTCCAGGGTGATGGCCACGGTGGCGGCGTTGGCCTGGTTGACGTGGACCAGCACGGTCAGGCTCTGACAGTGCTTGAGTGTGCTGATCTAGTAATGACCTGACAGGCGGCCGCGTCGCCCAAAACGCGCACCGCGCGCGGCTCCCAATATTCTTGAAAACG